TTAACCCATTAAAAACTTTTTATAAAATGGAAAAATTTATCAAAATTACAAACGCCCCTATTACTAACACACTAATTAGTGTTAACGGAATAAAGTCAATAGGTACTGCAACTGCAACTGCTACAACTGTTGTTATTAAGTATGCAGATGGAACTGCAACTACAGTAACAACTGCAGCTCAAGTTGGGCATGATGTCTACACTGCTATACTAAATGCTACTGAAGGTGCTCTAGTTACAAGCTGGACAAACCCAATGTTTTCTTTAGAATTACCTAAAGCTGTAACAAGTATTGTAAATGCTTAACTAGTTTAAGTATCTTACTAAATAAAGAAGAAGCACCCAAATAAGGGTGCTTTTTTATTTTGTGTATCTTTGTAAAAAGATTTTCAAATGATAAATTCAGTAAGAAATACTGTGCTTGCAATTATAAACAAGAATAACTATGGGTATATATCTCCTAGTGATTTCAATTTGTTTGCTAAACAAGCACAATTAGATTTGTTTGACGAATATTTTATAAATTATAATCAGCAAATAAACGAGGAAAATGCAAGGGTTTCGGGTACGGGATATGCTGATATAAAACTTGGTTATGAAGAAGTAATTGATAGTTTTTCTGTTACAAAAACTTTAGTACAAAACTCTAACAACATATATTATCTTCCTAGTCAAACGACTACTGGTGATGATTATTATTTATTAAATAAAGTTCTGTGTTACGAGGGAGGTGTTCTTAAGGGTCAAGCTGAGAAAGTTAGTATTAATAAAATAGATTTGTTAAATAAATCTCTTTTAACATCCCCTTCATCTCAATATCCAGCATATACTCAAAAGGGAGATTCCATAACTATTTTTCCTGCAACATTCAATGGAGCTTTAGATATACAAGGAACTTATGTTCGTTATCCGTTTGACCCAAAATGGACTTATATTACTTTATTAAACGGTGAACCACTGTTCGATCAAACACAAAGTGATTATCAAGATTTTGAATTACCGATTGATGACTTAAATAATTTAGTAGCAAGAATATTACAATATGCAGGTATATCAATAAGGGAGGCTGATGTATTTCAGTTTGGACAAATAGAAGAGCAACAGCAAAATCAAACTAATACATAATTATGGCATATATAAATCAACGAAAATATTATACTAATGATGGGATTGCACCCACAGATAGTAATTGGGGTTCTTATCAATACGTAAGTTTAGATAACATAATGACTAATTTTGAATTGATGTATGATGGAAATCATTCGTTAGTTAATAATGAAAATAGATATAAGATATTATTTCACGCAAAGAGAGCAATTCAAGAGTTAAACTACGATGCTTTTAAAGAAATAAAAGCATTAGAATTAACAGTATATGATGACTTGCGTTTTGTTTTACCATCAGATTATGTAAACTGGGTAAAACTTTACTTGTTTCAGGGTAACACATTAAGAGAATTAACTGAAAATATTCAAGTACAATCTTCCATTCAATACCTACAAAACTCTACGTCTGTTTTTGGGTATGATGGAAATAATAATGTATCAACTATAGAGTCAAATTTAGATACTGCAAGAAAAGATGGGTCTTTAAATAGTATTTATTTAAATCAAAATAATGAAGCTGACGAGAACGGTAACTGTATTGATTGTGATGGCGACATATACAATTCTCGTATTGGAGCTAGATACGGTTTAAATACAGAAACAGCCAACATTAATCCTACTTTTACTATTGATAAAAAAGCTGGTGTTATTAATTTTGATTCAACTATGGCCAATAGACAATGTGTGTTACAATACATATCTGATGGAATGGAAAATGGTGATGACTCACAAATAAGTGTAAATAAATTGTTTGAAGATTATATTTATGCTTATATACAATATGCTATATTAAATAGTAAATTTGGAGTGCAAGAGTATATAATTAATAGAGCAAGAAAAAACAAACAAGCTTTATTAAGAAATGCTAAAATCAGATTAAGTAACATTCACCCAAGTAGATTGCTTATGAATCTTAGAGGTGAAGATAAGTGGATAAAATAAAATGGCAAACATTCAAAGAAATTTTGTAGCTGGGCGTATGAATAAAAGCCTAGATGAAAGGCTTATACCAAACGGAGAGTATATAGATGCTTTGAATGTTAGACTTGGTTCTACTGAAGAATCAGAAATAGGGGCCGTTGAAAATGCTAAGGGTAATACTCAAGTAACATCACTACAATATATAGACGGTACTGCACTAAGCAACTCCGCTAGATGTATAGGGGCTTTTGAAGATGGTGCAAATGAAACCATTTATTGGTTTGTTCACGATCCTGCATTTACTGTGGGAGCAACTGGAAAATTAGATTTAATTGTTTCTTATAACGTAATAACAGGGGGATTAACATACCATGTGGTTAGTATTAATGATGGAAATGGTGCTAACACTACTTTAAATTTTAATCCTAACTTCTTAATAAATAGTGTAAATAAAATTGATAATTTAATTTTTTTTACTGATAATTTAAATGCTCCAAGAGTTATAAATATAGATTTTAATTACTCTGTTCCTTTTAATAATATAGACCAATTTAGTGATGAAGAGTTATTAGTTATTAAAAAACCGCCTCTGGCTGCACCAACATTAAATTTATTAAGCACTACTTTACAAGATTCTTTTTTAGAAGATAATTTTATTTGTTTTGCATACAGATATAAATATTCAAATGGCGAGTATTCAGCTGTTTCACAGTTTAGTGAACCAGCTTTTCAGCCAAGTTTTTTTGAATTTTCTCCAAATAGCTTTTTAAATGAGGGAATGGTAAACTCTAAATCTGGAGTTCAAATAACTTATAATACAGGTAGTTCCCTAGTTATTGGTATAGATATTTTATTTAAGGAAGCAAACGATCCTACTATAAAAATAATTGAAACAATAAAGAAATCACCATTAGGACCACATAACACTAATGCAACTTATGTTTTTACAAACAGTAAAATATTTACTGTTCTTCCTGAAAGTGAAATATTAAGATTATATGATAATGTTCCTAGACAAGCTAAAGCTCAAACTTTAATGGGAAATAGATTAATTTATGGTAATTACACAGAAGGATATAATTTAATTGATAAAAACAATCTACCACTAAATTTACAATACACAGTTGCGTTAGACACTCAAGATGCTAGTGGAGTAGATTTAGATTCTTCTAATTCATTAGCATTTAATTATACAGCTTTTGGTAATACTCTAAACGTAACTACCGCTGGTTTTACTTTTGATTTAGGTGGATATGAAAGTAAATTAATTCAAGGAGCAAGTTTAAATTTTTCTTTTACTTATCAACATTTATCTTATAATGGATCAGATACTCCAACTCAACTACAAGGAGAAACCCTAATTAATTTTCAGTATGTTTTAGTTGATAACTATACTACAGTTTCAGATTTATATAATAGTTCAGATTTTCAATCTAAACTGGGTTTAATAAGTTCTGCTATTCAGACTGTAGCAGATGCTCAAAATGGTTTAGGTGCAACGTTAACAGATGCGTTTAATTTTTCTTTAACACCAACTTTATCAGGTGGAGGATTTAGTTACTCTTTAAATCAAACAGGATTAACATCAAGCACAGCCTCAGTTCCTCCATCTACTAATAAAGGTGAACCAATTGCTTCAACATTAAACGGAACTCAAATAGAGCTAAAATTTCCTGTAGCTCAATATATTCAAACATCACCAGGAACAACTAATTTAATTATATCATACAATACCTTTACATCTATTACTGCTACATTACAAGCTACGGCAGACCTACAAAGCTTGCATAGTAATAGAGGTTATGAATTAGGAATAATATACATGGATGAATATAACAGGGCTTCAACAGCTTTAGTTAGTAATAATAATACCGTAAATATTCCGTGCAGAAACTCTAAGACTTTAAATAAAATTATTGCCACAATACCAACTAGCCAAAGAGCTCCTTCTTGGGCAACAAGATATAAATTTTGTTTAAAACCAGATAGAACAACTTATGAGACTATATACTCTAGCATATTTATTAATGACCCTAATTCTAATAATACATTTTTATTATTAGAAGGAGATAATATTGCTAAAGTTGAAGAAGGCGATAGATTAATTGTAAAAAGAGATGCAAACGGCCCGGTTGAATCTTGTGTATTCGCAACTGTTTTAGAAAAACAAACACAAGTTGCGGACTTTATTACCCCTGCAAGTGGAAATCCTGTTCCAGGAGGAACATATATGAAAATGAAGTCTCAAGATTTTTCAACTGAGGAAAGCGCTGATGATATTATCTCTTTAGGAACTTTTCAGCAAACAGCAGATAATCCTCAAGAAAATCCAGTAGCAGCATATCCTTTCTTTACTTCGTCTGGAGGAACTAGCACGAATTACAATGTGCCTAGCGGAAGTAGAATAGTAATGAAAATAAAACAAAGAAGAGCGGGTGGAGGCGGAGGCTGTGAAGAAAGAGAGAGTGTGATAGAGGAGCAATTTATAGCGCAAGATACATACACAGATATGTATCAATGGTTTATTAATAGCAATGCAACTTATGCAATAGAAAATAATGCCACTACTTTTACAGGAGAACCTTCAGACCCGGTAGGAAACGTTGTTATTTCAGGGTTAGTTCCTGGTTCACCCACAGGCACTCCACAATCTAATGGATACGCAGGAAATAATTTAGGTAATTCGACAATGTACACTATATTTGGAGGTCAATCAAACAGCCCATCGACTTCTAGTGATTTACTTTTAAATAACTATTATAGGTTTTATGAAAACGGAACAAACAATACATATTATTTATTAGTAAGCGGTACTGAAGCTTGTAATGGCGCTGGTTCATCAAGTAGATATAGGTCTCGTGTTGAAATTACATTTACTGTATTTAGAAGAGATTCGGTTGTTGTATTTGAAACAGAGCCAGCCGAGGCGCTACCTGATGTGTGGTTTGAAAACGAAGAATCATTTTCTATTGATTCAAACGGTAATCATAGTGGTAACATAACTAATCAAGATATATCTACAGGAGTTGCTGGAGTAGTTGATACTAAATTTTTTAATTGTTTTGCGTTTGGAAATGGGGTAGAAAGTTATAAAGTAAGAGACGCTTTAAATGGTAAAACTTTTAATTTAGGTAATAGAGTATTTACAACTTCTAACGTAGAATATAAAGAAGCTCATAGGTTTGCTGATTTAACTTATAGTGGTGTATATAATGATGAAACTAATATTAATAAATTAAATGAATTTAATTTAGGTTTAGCGAATTTCAAACCGCTAGAAGAAAGTTATGGAGATGTTGAAATATTATATGGTAGAAGAACTGATATACTTGTTTTACAAGAAGACAAAGTGTCATACGTATTAGCATCTAAAAATATTATATCTGATTCTACTGGCGGTGGTTTAGTAGCTTCTGTTCCAGAAGTATTAGGTAATCAAATTGCTCGTATAGAAAACTATGGTATTAGTAATAACCCAGAAAGTTTCGTGGCTTGGGGTGAAAACAAATATTTTACTGATGTTAAAAGAGGAGCTGTGATTCAATTGTTGGGAGGATCTTTTTCAGATGAAAGACTTATTGTTATATCGGATACTGGTATGAGAAGCTGGTTTAGAGATTTATTTACCGGAGCATTTACCACTCAAAAATTAGGGGGATACGACCCTTACATGGATGAGTATGTTTTAACTTCAAATACAATATTAAAACCTGAAATACCAGTTTGTTTAGCGTGTGGTGTTACACAAGATATAACAGTAATAGCTAATCAAGACTTTGTGTATTGCGTAGATGTAACAGAACAAACAGGATTGGTGACTGTTAGTTATGTAATTCCAAAAGAAGGAGAACAAGATATTGAAAGCGAAACTAATGTTCTAATGACAGACGAGTCTGGAGTTCAACTAATTACAGAGGGTTCTGTTTCTCAAGTCAGTTATACAATTAAAGCAATCTATAAAGGTGTGACATATACATCTGGTTCTGTTAAAACATCTGGCAGTTTTACATTTGATAAAAATGTTCCAAATATACAAGAGGTTACCATAGTTGTAAGTTCTGATTCAAATCAAAATGATACTATTCAAATAAGTGTAAGTTGTCCAAGAGCAAACGCTTTAAACATATATAACATTTGTGTAACTGATCCACTTGAATCTGGAGAATTTATACACAACGAATTTAGTTGGACTGACGGAGTTACGGTTTCACCTAATGAATCTAATTTAGTAGAATTTACAAGCACTTCTGCTTCTTTTGCTATCTCCCAATACCAGTTATTTTCAGGGTCGCAGGGTAGTGGAGTTTTCCCAGTTGACGGTTCTACGGTTACTATAAATTCAAACAAAATTAATTTTGATGATTTTGTATTTAACCCTTCAGTGGATAAATTTAAATATTTAAGAACAAACACATTTTATCAAAATAATGTAACAGATATTACAAGTTTGCTTTCTTTAGCAATAGATGCAGCACCAATATCTAGTGTTGGAGCTCCTACAATTTATTCGGCAGATTTCATAATGCCAGCAAGCGGAAATATTTTATATTTAGTATGGGATTATAGGTCTACTGGTACGCCAACTCCAACACCAACCTCTACTCCTATTGTGACGCCGACGCCAACTGTGACGCCGACGCCAACTGTGACGCCGACGCCGACTGTAACACCAACACCGACCCCAACTCCGACACCTATTGTGTATGATTATAGAGAGTATACTCAGTGTGGAGGCGGAAGCACTCAAGTATTTAGATTGCCATCAGGAGGTACATTTGCTGCTGTTGTAAAGCATAGTGGTGTTTGTTATGAAAATCCTTCAGTAACAGGTTCAACTAGTACAGTAGATATAGTAGAAACTTATACAGATTGTGCTTTATGTGCATCTGCTACCCCAACACCAACGCCTACACCGAGTCCAACGCCTACACCTGGTCCGACGCCGACTCAGACTCCAGTTCCTACTGCGACTCCGACACCGACACCGATACCATCTTGTACTGAGTGGATATTGGCTTGTCCAAGTGGAACTGGTGGTTGTAATTACTCATATACTGATTGTGATGGAAACACTCAGACAGGAATATTGCCTGCAGATTATGATATTGATGTATGTGTTTTAACCGGAACAACACCTTCAGTAAGCGGTGGTAGTGCAAGTGACACGGGAGTAAGTTGTAGTCCGACTGTAACTCCGACACCAACAGTTACTCCTGTTGGCCCAACGCCTACACCTCCGCCAACACCAACGCCAACCTTTGCATTTAATTATTATACTGTTACAATGTGTCCAGGACAAGGTAGTGCTAACTATATTAATGTTAGAGTAGCAGATGCTAGTGGAAACGCTCCGGGTGATATAGTATTAATGGCTGACGGTAAATGTTACGAGATAGATGAAACTAGTTCAACTGTAAAC